TATATCCGCATAAGAAGAACGAATAGGAGCAAAAATATTGTCTTTACTTGCTTTATAATTTAAAACAAAAGGTGCATCTTGCGCTGGAACTAACTCGGTAACATCGTAAACTATTGAAGTAGCTTCTTGTTTCTCGAACTTTACTTGATAATATAAATCAGTACCTACTTGGTCATTACCTTTAAATTGTAAGTTATAAATATGATTGTAAAACATTATACCACCCTCGAATTTTTTATTGCTTGGTTATCTAATAATAATCTCATTTTGTCTCCCATAATATCTACCTGGTAACCACCTTGTCCTGTTGAAGAACTTGGCATTGCTATCATAGCACTTTTACCACCTCCACCACTACCCAAAGTAAAAGGATTAAACCCTAAACCGCCCATAGTTTTAGCAATTTCTCCAATTTTTTGTAAAGCATTACCACCCGAACTTAAACCACCTGATAAAACAAACAATATCGCTGCTGCAGCAATTGCTGATGCTAACTTTATCATTAATTGTTTTAAACCATCTATAAAACCTTGAAAAGGATTTTGTCCACCATCAATAATAGTATTAAACATCTGCTCAAAGCCACTTTGTAAAGTACCAACTAACATTTTTGAGTACCCTAAAATTGTGTTTTGTTGCTCTAATAATGCATTAGTTTTTCTTATGTTTTCTTGTTCTTTATCATAAGCAGCTTGGTCTTTCAGAATATTTGATTCTTTTAAACCACCTAAAGAAGCAGGAGCATTTGGAATTGGTTTAATACCTATTGCAGGTGCTATAAAATCTATAGTTTCTCCAATTACTCTTTTGGTTTTTTTGGCTTCTGCTGCAAGCGCTGCATTTTTAGCAGCTAAATCTTTTTGCAAACCAGCCATTTGAGTATTGGCATTATTTCTTAAATCTTTATAAGCATTAAAATAAGAAAATGCAATATCTCTATTATGTTCATCAGTTTCATTCAACATTGCTTGTTGATAAAACTCTAAATTAGTTTGAATAAACTTTAATTGTTGATTTAACTTACCAATATTATCTGCTGAACCTATTTTAGATAATTGAGCGTTATATTCTTTTATTACAGCCCTTTGTTCGGTCATATTAAGACCTTCCATAGCAAACTGTACTCTTTTAAGGTCTAAATTTATAATCTCATTAAAATAACTTAATGCCTGTTGTAAATAACCTACAAATGAAAATAATACACCGCTATTTATTGAGCCTATCGTAGTTTGTAATTGTGTAAATGAATCTTTAACATTGGAAATTCTACCACCCAAAGTTCCTGATATTTTTTCCATTGAACCTGAAACACCTTCGGCAGCACCCAAAGATAAAACATAGCCTCGAATAGCTTCAGAAGTATTATCTACTTGTGTTTTAATTCCCTTAAATGTGAATGTAACTTGGTCTCCAGCGACTGCTGCTCTTACTCCAAATTCCTTTAAACGCTCAAATTCGCCTGTCTGCGCATCTAAAATTGCTTCAGCTAATTGGTCAAAGGATTTACCTGTAGAACTCGCTAAATCGCCTAATAATCGCATTTGCGTAATATTAGGAGTAAAGCCTTGATTTGCTAACTTAACAAACGCTCCTGTTAATTCATTTATTTGAAATGGAGTTGTAGCAGCAAATTGTTGTATTTGTGATAATGCTAATTGTGCAGCCGAACTGCTGCCTAATGTATTTGATAATACGGCTTCGAATTTTTGGAACTCTGATGTCGCATCTATAATGCCTTGACCAAAGCTAACAACTGAACCAATAGCAAAAGCACCTGCAACAATACCACCAACTTTAGATGCAGCAGAACCTATTGCATTAAAATCTTTTTCGGCATTTTTACCTGTGTTATTAGTCTTATCGTTAAACTTTGTTAGTTGTGCAGAAGCACTATCTAAACCCGATTTAAGACCTTGTATTTGTGCGGTTAGTTCAACTATTAATTTCTCGTTTGCCATCTTTTAACTTCTTTAAGATTTCTTGTTTTTCTTCATTTGATGTTAATTTCTTTGGCACTCTATTTATTATAGCAAACTTATCAGTCCATAGTGGCATTATTTCTTTAGGCTTTTTCATTTGGCTCTTTTTAGATACATTAACATTGTTAATATAACTTAAAGTAGCCCTTGTGTGTTCCCACTCGTTAGCCTGTCTTTTAAAGAAATTAAATAGTAACCTTTGATAATTTGCCCAAGTCATATCTTCAAATTCATCAGGCATTAAACCAACTTCGCCAATTGCAAAGTCGATTATATCATCCCAAGTTACTTTTTTTTTATACCTTCTTCGCCACTTGCCATTGCTTTAAATCCGTTTTGGATGTACTCGCTACTTTGTAACGAATGTGTCCAAGCATCAATAATTGTTTGAATGTTAGATAAATCCATATCATCAATCCAATTAGTAACATCATCTAAAGTAACATCAAATGTTCTTTTACTTATTTTATAATAATTCTTTAATCCGCAATAAGTTATATCTCTGACAAAATCAATCATTTGATAGTCTAAATCTAACTTTTTTGCTTCTCCAGCATCCGTTGCCGTAAGAACATTATAACTCATTAAGGCGTAGTTACCGAACTTTAAAGTCCTAACCTCGCCACCCATTGTAATTTCAATAAGTCCGTTCATAGTTTGTTTGTTTTAATTATGCTATTGTAGCAAATGTTGGTGCGCCTGTTCCTGCAAACTCAATTGAATAAGTAGTTACATCTTCCATTGGTGCTGAAACTTCGCAAGAAGTAATGTAAGCACTTTGAGAAACCGACTTATCGCCTGTAACCATATCAGTCCAAATGATAGCAACTAATGCTCTTGAATTGTATGCAGTAAAAATATCTGCTAAATCTTTATTCGCTGAAACAAAGTCTGCAAGACCTTCTGCTGAATAAGTAATATCTCTTAAACCTGGCATAATCTCTTTCCAACCTGCTGATTCTTTAGAAGTTGTTTCGAATACATCCTGATTCATTGACATCGTAACATTTGTTAATTCTGCTAATTGCGTACCATCCATTTTTAAGATTTGCGCTGTGCCGTTGTAAACTGCCATATTATTTTATTTTAAAAGTTAATTAATCTGTTATTGTGTAAGTTCCGCTAAAAGAAACAGTATAAGATACCACATCTTCCATAGGAGCGTTTACTTCTATACTTTCAATATATGTTAAGCCTGTATAATAACCTTGTGGTATTACAGGATTAGATATTAGTATGTTAATAGGTGTTCTTGCATCGTAAGCAGCAAACAAAGTTGTTATTCCTGTGTCTGAAACTCCTTCATTAAAATCAACTAAAGCATCAGCCGTAAAAGCAAAATCTCTTAAGCCTGGTAATGATACCGAATAACCTGCTGATTGCTTACAAGTAGCATCTATCATAGCATCGTTTAATGTTATAGTTACATTCGTTTGACACATCAAAGGAAAGTTTGAATCTGCATCGTAAAGTAAAATGTCCGAACCGTTTAATACGCTCATATTCCTTGTTGTATTTTAAATGTAAATCTTATTAATCTCCTCACTAAAACCCCAGTGTCAACCAATTGTTCAAGTGTATTTGTACTCTCCATTAGCGTTCTGATTACATACCAATCAGGTAATAAATCTAAATACCCATCCTGCCTTGTTCTAACCAATTCCATCACTTCGTTTGATATTCTATCTGATAGTAATTTACCACCAAAAGAGTTATCAAACCTTGTACCCACCTCAATTAAAACGCTAACTTCTTGACCATATGCTTGTTTACTGCCCTCTAACACTTCCGTAGAAGCAAAAGTAGAAAGTAAAATATATGGTTCAGTCGCTGCTGCTAATACTGATGCCGAATCAAATACTGGAACTTCTTGTAAGTCTATAACGATTGCACCGCTTAACCTCTCGTAAAGTTTTTGTCTAATAAGTTCTCCGACATCTTTCATTGTACAAATTTACGATTTATTTACTAATATTTTTAGCTATTTGTTTCATATCTTTTAAAAAGATTTTTCTATACTTAATAAAAGCTGGAATAAGATATGGTTGTGCTTTCATAGTTCCTTTGCCGTTTACAAAATATTGCATAGCAAAATCGCTAAAGCCTTGTGGAATTCTAACATTTGTTCCTGTACCAAATTCAACATAAGGAGCATAAGGAGCAGCATCTCCTCCAAAAGAAACTATACCAATATAAGGGTTTTGAGTGTTTGGTACACCCGAACTCCTTAAAAAGTTAAATTCAACAGGTACATTTTGTATAGCCTCATCAAATATTTGGTCTGTATTTCTTTGGATAGAAGACCTAACTTGTAAATCAGCTTGTTTAGAAAGTCTTTTAAACCTTGCAGTAACTGTTTTATAGTTCTTAACCTTCATTATACAACAATAAACTTGTTATCTTCAGTCATTAAGAACTCGTAAAACTCGGTAATTAAGAAGAAAGTAGGGTCAATTAATCTACCCAAAGTAGTCATTATAACTATTTCTTTTTTACGCTCATCCGTTACCTGGAATGCTTTAATAATGTACTCGCCACTATTATAAACAATCTTATTGATTTGAGATAAATTAGGATAGTCATCATAACGAATAGTAAACTCGTAGATATTGTCTAAAGATATTTTACCATCTTCTAAATTTCTAAAGCCTTGTTTTGCTCTAATCTTTGCCCAAACTACCTTTTGGTCTACAAATGTACCAAAGTAACCACCTGTACCATCTGAACCAGTCTGTAAAGTTTGAATTGCGATTTGATTTCTTAAAACTCCTGCCTTCATTAGATACCAAATAAAGTGTTTCTACAATATGGTTGCGCTTGTCTTTTAGCATCCGAACTTAACTCATACGCTTGGTCGTAAATAGAGTAATTTTCCCTATTCTCGTAGTCAGTAGACACTTGTTTTAAAATGGCTAATTTTAAGCCCTTAGGACAGACTGCAAAGCCTGCTTCGTACTCTATTGTCAAACCAACGGTAGAATAAGCCTCAAGCATCTTATATTGCAATCCACGAGCAGTATATTCTAAAGCTACATCTTCATCATTTACAACCGAATCAATAAAGGTAACTGGACCATAAGGAATCTCCTGTGGAATGTGAAAGTAAAACCAATAAGCTCTTAAGGTTTTTTCTCCTAAAGATAGTCCTGTAAACTTCTCTATTCGCTCCCTTGCTGAAGTTATTAGTTCTTCTATTAGGTCGTTCTCCGATTCCGAAGAAATTCTCATATAGTCTTTAGCCTCTTGCAAGGTAACTGGCTCGGTTGTTAAATCTGTTAAAATTTCGCACTGAAATTCGCTGTTAATCATTTTCTTATTATAAATATTTCCATTTAAATCCTACAACTAATCCTTTAGCCCCTTGACAATTTTTAACAATATTGCTTGTAAAAGAGTTACATTCTCGTGCAGCTTCACTTATACTATTATATTCTTTTATTAAAATACCACTAATATCAAATTTACCAACTTTCTTTTTATTTGGAGATGAATTTCTCATCAACTCTTTAGTTTCATTAGTTAATTTTTTACCAGTATTATGCTTATTACCATAAAGTTTAAAATGTTCGGTAGATTTATGGAGTTTATTAGCAATACTTATTTTTTTTCTTGTTTCAATAGGCATAACTTTGCCCGATTGGCTTTTGCTCATTTTTGCTTTACTTTCTTCACTCATCGAGCCACTTCTATCATCAATTTTAGTGTATCGCAAATTAAGCCCATTATTAACACAATCGTAAAAATCTTGAAAGAACCTTTCGTAATAATTTAAGTGTACTTGTGGTATATTTAATAAAACATCAAACTTATGATTATCAAACCCATATTTAGCCAAAGAACTATAAATCTTCCCTTGATTTTTACAGGTTAGGTTTCTATAATTTTTCATTCTACTTTTTAAGTTTATTGTTTGACCAATATAGACTTTATCAGTAGGAGAAGTTATTTTATAAATATACCCAAGTTGCATTATTCTGCTTTTTCTAAACCTAATTCGTTAATCACAATATCAGAAACATAACTATTGTCCGTTCCCCAATTTGCAAATTGTTCTTCTGTTAAACTTAAATTACCTTCTGCTAATTGTTTGCCATCCTCTGCGCATAACTTATAGTAAGTTGAGCAAGTAACCGCTTGAACATCAAAAGGTAATATTAATACATCAATTTGAGTAATAGTGCCTAAAACACCTACACTACTCGGCTTTAATTGAATCATCTTTTTTTTCTACTAAATTTAAAACTTCTTTTAATTGAAATAATGCTTGTGCAATCGTTGCCGATTCATCTAAATTAAAGCATCCTTTTGTGTTTGCTATATTAAGTCCTTGACCTAAGATAGAATATATTTGTTCGTTGTTCATAATGTTTAAATTTTATCAAAATTATGTTAATTTATTTAATTAACAAATTAGGAGAGATTGTTTTCATTTTATTTTATTTATTATTTTATATTCCACTTATCAAATTAAAATAAATTGTTGTTGCACCTCCTGTGCTTTTTTGAACAAGCCAAGTGCCAGCAGAATAAGTAAATGTTAATACATAGCTTAAACCATTTGAAGATATTAATGTAGCACCATTATTTTGGTCTAATAAATACATACCACTACCTCCAAAAGAAATATCCCTTATAACAACTAAACCATTAAAGGAAGAACTTATAATTGTATAATTTGTAAGATTTGTAGGAATTGCTATATTATTAGTGCTTGCTGGTAAATAAGTTGTAGCCGTTACCGAAGAAGAAAAAGTTGCTGCACCTGCACTATTTAAAATTAAAGCACTTGCTCCAGTATTTGTATAAAATGTAATATCATTTGCTGAATTACCAATATAAGGAGCAGTTAAGTTAGTTGAGTTCCATAAATATAAAACCCCACCATCAGCAACTGTTAAAGCACCTCTAACCGATAATGCTGCACCACCAAGTATTGAACCACCAATAGCCATTTGACCACTCACTCTTGCAGTACCATTTACATCTAACTTAAAGCCTGCATCTGTGGTTGTGCCGATTAAAACATTTGTACCATTTGTTGGATTTAAACAAACTTTACTACCACTTAAAAATAAAGGAGTATAAGCAGCACCACCATCAGTTGTTGAAAGTATTTCAGTTTCTCCATTACCAATACCAAATAAAATATGTTTATTTGAAGCTAATTGTACATCTAATTTACTTATTGGAGTAGAAGTTCCTATTCCTAATTGACCACTTGCATCTAAAGTCATAACTTGTGTAAAACTTATTGCATTTCCAGCAGTTCCACTACCAGCAGTTGACCAAAAATGTTTGCCTTGATATTGATTATATAAAGAAGCGTAACCACTTGAAATATATTTATAACCAACATTATCCAAGTACATATTTGAGGCTAAATTTAAATCTAAAGCACTTGAGCCAAATAAAGATGTATTTGATACTTGTAAAGATGAATAACCACTTCCCCAAGCAGTTGGTGTAACACCTACTCCAATAACATTTGTACCTTCTTGTAATAAAGAGTTTCCTAAAGCACTTGCTCCAGTAAACTTTGGTAAGTAATTAGTTGTTCCTGTGCCTGTAATTGGATTTGTTAATACTGATTGATATTGTGGAATGTTTAAAGTAGCACCTACTAAAGTAGCAGCACCCGAAGTTCCCGTTGTTGTTAATGTTATTGCGTTTTGTTTAGCATTCCAAGTAGCAGCACTTGCTATATAAGCATCAGCCAAATCGGTAGTTAAATTTAATTCAGATATTAAAGTAGTTCCACCCGTTATACTTGCAGCGTTACCACTACCCGAACTCTTTACAACTGTTAAAGCCTCTCCTGCTCCACCTTTTGTAATAGATGCAGCTACACCGCTTCCACTTGCGTGGTTAATTACTAAATCAGAAGCAGTTAAAGAATGTGTGCCTAAATTAACATTAGTTGTAGCACCTGTGTAAGGTACATAAGCACTTAAAGCCGAACCATAATTAGGAATGTTTAAAACACCACTAACATAAGTAGCTACACCACTCGTTCCTGTTGTAGTTAAAGAAATAGCTGCTCTTGCTCTTGCATCAGTAAAATAAAGATTTGTTCCTTCAGTTACTTGTGTTGTAGTGTAGTCTCCCGAAGTAGCTACAACCGCACCTGTGCGACCAAATACCGAACTAACTGGTGCAGTATCAAAGTCCGACCAAGAAGCAGTAATTGTACCACCATCTTGTTGGTTTAAAGTTAATAATTTTGTTGTTGTTCCTGTTACAGCAGCACTTACGATTGAATCATTAAAAGCCGTATTCCAATTACTTGAATTATCAGTTAAATAAGAAATAGTACCTGCCGTAGATTTAACGATTCCTGTACCACTTAAAGTAGCTTGGAAATCAGCCGAAGATAAACCATCTAATAAATCAGCGTTTAAGTTAGTTACTTTCGTAGTTGAAGCAACACTAAAAGGAGCAGTACCAGTAGCAACCGAAGATGCTAATTGTGAAGTAAAGGTCTTAATACCTGCGATAGTTTGTGCGCCTGTTAATAAAACTGAATTACCTTGTGTGTAAGTTCGTAGAATTGCAGCAGTAACTTTTTTAGTAACCGCATTATCCACTATCGGTAATACATCCGCATCTTCTACCGTTAATAATGGATTTAATTCTGATATTTTAATATTAGCCATATTATTTCTTCTTTATTTTGCCCTTAAACTCTTTTGTAACGCCTTTATCTACGATTGCAGTAAAGTACCCAACTTTGATAAATTCTTTCATCTTATCGCTTAAAACAAGGTCGTATAGGTTATCTCTATAATACTTATTGCCTTGATAAGAGAAATTGACTTTACATTTATACATAATACAAAGTTACTAATATTTTTAGCAATAATAAACTATTTGGCGAAACGCTTTTTAGCTGATTCAGACATCTTCTTTTTGGTTTCTTCAGAACGCTTACTCCCTAATCTTTTTTGCCTTTGTTTTTCGATTGTTTCAGGACTGGCTTTTTTACCTAAGCCATTTAATCTGTGTTTTTCCTTTGTTTCATCAGACATAATCCTTCTACTATTATTTAACCCTATTTTATACTTATGTTCTTCGGTTAAAGTTCTGCCTTTTAAAGAATCGCTAATCTTTTTTTTACTTTCATCACTATGCCCACCATTAAAATGCTCCGATTTAACATAAAGCAAGTTTAAGCCATTAGCAACTGAATCGTACAAGTCCTGGTAGTGTCTTTCTCTGTTGTTAAGTTCTTCAGTATCGCAAAGTTCAAGCACTTCAAA